GCGCGGGGTTATTCCTCGATTTCACATTTGCATTTGCATTCAGTTGCATACACGGTGTTTATCAAATACAAATATAACTCTTTCGGGTCAAACTCCAGATTATTGTCCTTCGCCAACTCAAAAAGCTTTTTCACATCATCAGCCTTTGGCGCATATGCGTAATTATCCCAGCCACCAACGACGGGTTCAAGTATTGCCATTATTTACTCCTCTCTTTCAAAATATTTTATTGAGCGCATAATTCTGCGCCACGATATTAGGTTGCTCCCTTGCTCTGCAAATAGGCCTTAAATGCCTTGTCGAAACGCGCCGGCATTTGCCGGTTGACTTCATCCATGGAGATTGTGAGCATAAATCTTCCCTCGCGCCACGAGCCATTGACATTCCTCGCTCCGAACTCCACGAAAGACGAATATTCCATGCTATTAATAAGTTCAACCTCCAAGTTCTGTCCTGAAGCTTTTACTTCCCCAACGCTCCACATGTTGCGTAATGATCCGGTGTCTACGGGCGTTCGCGGTTTTGTTTTTGCTATGACGCGCAGGCCTTGTTCAAGCAAGAAGTTTTTCAGAAAAGTATCGAAATCATTATAAGCATTCGTCCAATTCTCGAAAAACTTCTCCAATTCGGAGAAATCGGCTTCTCGGCTCATGGCAACACTCCTTTCTGGCAATAGAAAAGCGCCCATCCTTAGATAGACGCTTGATTATTTGGATATGGATTATTCGCCGGACGAAATTACATAATACTTTCTTTCACCGGCTTCCCTTGCCGTTACCGCTTCATCGTAGGTGTCAAAATAGCCAAGAGATTTTTGCCGCCTATTTATAACAACAAAAGCATAATATTTATTGGAATCTGGCTTAAAAATAACGCCCTTATGACCGCTTTTGTTGTCTTTAGGTATTCTGGTATTAAACATTTGCTCTTGAGAAGTTATCCACCGGCAATTATCTGGTTCATAATTTCCATTTACATTATTGCGCTCAATGGTTAATCCATCTTTGTAGCCATTAGCCATAGCCCAATCATAAAATGTTTGAAAGCTTTCAGACCATTCCCTACATACCGTTATGCCACGCGCCCCGTAACTTTCATATGATGCATGGCTCGGATAGAGACATCTGCACTTCATATTGCTCCAACATTCGTGAAGCTTCGTGTGCCGCAATCCATGTGTTGTTATAGACTTTAATCTTTGTTCTTCTCCGTAACAACCACAACTTTGCGTTTCTCCACTCCTTAGATTGTTCCCTCTCGTCTCAAATTCATTTCCGCAATCGCACTTGCACAACCACTTTGCTGACCTGTTTGCCTTTGATTTATTAGGCACTCTTTTAATAACTGTCGCTCGCCCGAACCGTTGCCCGGTAATATCAATTGCCCTGGTATGCTCCGTCATAATAAAACCTCCCGTAGTTTTTATCCCAATTATAAAAGTTTGTGGGAAAGACAGTCGGGAAACTGTCCTTGTCGGTGATCGGCCTATCCCACCATTAAATTATAGCATAAAAATGGCTTGATTACAAGGTTTTGCGGGTTATAATATATTTCATTGAACGCTTCTATCTAAGTTGCTTACGATTATTTTTGAAGATTTCCCATTTATCAGTTTCGAGATATTTCATAGCCTGAAAGTCTGCTATGGTAGTTGGGAACCCCTCAAACAGACCGCCAACTAAATCCGCGCCATGCTCCTTCTTGGCGGCGGTGATGAATTGCTTGTAGCTTGATAGCTGTTCTTTGTCGCTCTCGTAATTCTTTTCGCGCTTTTGTGCAGACATGAAAGCTTTTCCCTGCTCCTCTGTTAAACTCTTGCGCCATTCTGCATAACTTAAATCTGCGCTTACATAATAATTTTTTCCAGTGAGGGGATCGCGGGCAATTCGTGTTGCCACATCATCAAACATAGCGTCGATCTCATCGGGAGGCCAGTACGCGACTGTGGTGCTCCGGCAATTCGGATGTGTGGGCGGGTAAGTTACTCCCACTATCTTTTCCGACAAATTGAATATCTTCAAATCAAGGTTCTGACAGATATCCGATGTTCGATTGTCAAGTGTGGCCAAAAATTGATATCGCTCAATATCGGCTTCTTCGTAAGTGTCGTACGTTGCGGCATTGGCGATAAAATTTGTTTCTGTTCTCGCCAATCGCTCACCATAGGACCGCCGAACACCTAACTGATCGGCTACATCATTGCCAATGATACGGGGATTATTACCAAGCGCAATTCCGCGCGGTATGATCTGCCCCATCGCAATAGTCAGCCGGTCTTTGTCCGTCCAAATGCGGTCTGAATAGTTTTCGCCCAACCACTTCTGCGATACGGCTTTTTCTATCGTTTTCGTATTCAGCGAAGAAAATGGAGAACCGAAGCCTAATCCTTGCTGGATGTTGAAGATCGTCCGATAGTACGCATCCTCGTATGCGACACCCAAACCCTCTCTGAACGTGTCCTGCTCCTGTGCATACAATTTCTCAATTTGGAATTGTATGTCGTCCTGTAGCGCCTCCAGACGGCTCACCGCGGATTTCAAGGACAGCCGCCGGTGTAGTTTCTGCCGGTATGCCGGATCGAATGCATATCCCGTCTCCTTGATTGCATCATAGTATTCCTGTGTCTGTTCAAGATAGGATTTCATCTCTGATTTGCTGAGGGCTTGGCGGGCCTCTTCCAATGTCACGCCGGTATCGCGTGAATATTTTCCGTAAAAGCTTTCAATTTCTTTCTGTATGGCCTTTTGCGCTTCTTTGTATGTCTTTGCGAGATCGGTAGTCATTTCCTCGGCGGTCTTTTCCGAAGCCAGTATAACTCTCTCTGCTCTCTGCGACCAATAGCGTTCCTGTGCCTCTTTTGGTTTGCTAAGTATGGAAATGAAGCATCACCGCCTTTCAAACTTACGCCGCGTTAAAGCTTGCGCAAATTACGCCTTTTTCTATATTCTCCGCAGCTTCTCCGATATACTTGCATCGGACTGCATCCGGCATATTGCACCATGTAAAAACAGAATGCATATTTCTGTTCTCGCCTGCCGGGTGCATCATTTTTGCTTCTTCTTCGTTTTCTGCGGCTACAACGCAAGAATCGTATGTGTCGTAATCGTCATTTACGTCCTGCGATAATAGATATAGCTTCATTCTCCCCATCCTTTCAAGTATAATCCCGCCGGAGGACGAAGGCTAAAGAGGAAAACGGCTAAAAACCTATTGCCTCAAGCCGCTCTTCGTATTCATCATCCGATAGTTCACCGTCTGCATGGCGCTTTCTTAATTCGCGGCGCAAATTAAAATTATCTATTTCTTTTTGTCGGGCAACTCTGTGCTGTATCTCACGCCCCGCCAGTTCGGCTTTCCATTTGTCCATCAATGGGCAATCATACGGTTTCCAGTCCAATTCTGGCAATGAAACTGTTAATCCGTCAGACGCCTTGTCGTCGCAGTTAATAGGCGGGGTCAAAAGGTTTATATAATAGATTTCGTAAAGGTACATATCCGCTATGGTTTTGCATTCTGCATATTCAATCCGCGTTGCGTCCTCAATGTCAATTTTCTTGTGCATTGGCTTGTTGAAGAAATGACCGCGCAAACGAGTTTGAAGCGGCTGTTTTGTTCGTCCTAAATAGGCTACCCAATCGCCGTAATAGATTTTGTAAAGTAAATATGTCATTCTCCCTCACCCTCCCGCTCTAACGGTTCAAATCCTATCGAACCACATATTTTGCATGGCGCGGGATTTTCTATCGCGTGTTCATGTTTAACAATATCGCCGCACAAGCTACACTTCCATTTCTTTGCCACCCATGGAGGCTGGTTTATTGCGTCCGGGAATCTCCCCATAAATCTGATTAGGTCATGCTCGTTCATCGTTATCTCCCTCCTGTGTCAACCTCTCATTTTCTTCCCGTAGCCTTGCAAGTTCCCGCTCTGCACTCATGTCGGACAAAGCGGCCTTGGCTTCGCGTTCGCGCCGCTGCTGCTCGATCTCATGCGATTCTGTCGCCGGATTCCAGTTATCGAGCGTTTCTTGAGATACACCAGTTGCCGCAAGCTTGACCGTATCCTCGATGGCCTCTGATTCGTTCACCATCATATCACGATTGAGTGTAGCGATTAGCTTATATTGCGACCACTGCTTGGCTGTGCCAACGCCCTTAAATTCTAACCAGATATCGAAAAAGTATTTGAGCTGTTGCATGAATACTTCAAATTCTGCCTCCAACCCGTCTGTGTAAGTGTCAAGTCCCTGGAAGCGGAACTTAAGCGCAATTCCCGATGTGTCACTCGATGTGTCGCTGTCGGTAGTCATAATCATTTGCGCAGCCTTGCGGATGTTTTTCTCTATAATTTTGAGTGCGGTTTCCGTAGCTATAATCTCCGGACTGGCCTGCACATAATAAGCCTTGCCGCCCACTCCGGGAGCTACAATGCGTGAGTTCTGCATAATTGCCCGTTGTGCGATCAAGTCACCCAGCTCCGGCGAATATCCTTCAAGCGCGAGAACCGGCTCCAGGGCATCCATGATGGAATCCACCATCTTGCTCTGTAGCTTGTCATAGCTGTCTATAAGCTCTCTGATTGGATTGAGTGCCGGCAATTCATCCTCATTACCCTTGAATGCAATGAACGGGGCTTTCCCCCACGATATCCCTATGCCTTCCTGGTCCATGTGTGCCGTCGGCCCGGGGTTATCCGAGTCTGGTATTAATGCGCCTTGTCCCTTGTCGATATACCTCTCGACTATTTCCTTGTCCCAAAACTCAACTTTGTTGACATCCTCGCGATTCCCGTTAATGTAATGGACTTCTATGTAATCCCTAACCATGACATCAAGTATGGTGTGCTCATTATCCGACCACTCCGGATACATCTGTTCAGATTCCATGTGTTGTATAGCGAGATCGCCGGTCTGGTCGATGGAGACATAAGCGAATCCAATACCTTTGTTAATGGCTCCCTGTTTGCCTATCCTTCTGATTGTTTTTCTACGTTCAGACGTAAGATACTTTGTCCACTCTTCCTGGTAGATTACTTTTTGGGGATCTTCAACCGGATTGCCGGTTTCGTCGATTGTTTCCGGAAGCGGACTTTCTACGCTGATGGCGAACGGCTTCCCCAGGGCGTAATTGCTTTTTTCGGTAACGCTCTCATTCAAAAATGCCGATGGTATTTTGGCGTTCGACAGGGTTTTGTTCTCACCGTATCCGGGCAGATCGCGCCGCTTCATGGCTATGGTTGTGTTCTCGACAAGGAAGTACTTTTCCGCGTCAAGCATATCCTTAATGATCTGCGCATCTTCGCCGTTGCGCCATTCGTTGAGAATGATGCGCGTGATATCTTTATTGGTTCGACCGCGTCCATAGAAGCGAATCCTTGCGTTTATCAAATCTGTTTCGGTCAACTTGTCACCACCTCTGTATTTGTTCGTGTTTTATGCACTTAACCATTTGCGAGATTTTCTTTGTCCTTCGATTCCATATCTAAGCGCAGCCATTGCATCATCAAATATCTCAACCGGCTGGTCGAGATAGATGTTTTGTTTTTCATCTTTCTTCCACTTCCACTGATTGAGTTCCCGTATGGTATTTGTGCATGACGGATCAACAAATATCTTTCGTTGTTTTAACCAGTCAATTTGAGCCTTTACACTGCCTTGCTCCTTTTCAACCGGGTAAGCCCAATATCCTGCCGTTTTCCACATTTTTATGCGGTCAGGCTCCGCGCTGTCGCAATACATCATTTTATTATTGGGAATAATGCCGTTAGCCAATTGGATTATCTCGTTTGTATCTTTTTCGTGAACATATATTTCTTTCAGGATGTAGATATTTCCGTCTTTGAAACCCAATGGCAAAATAGCATCAGCATGGTTGAACCCGAAATCGTGCCCAATAGAAACGCTGTCATAATATTGCAAATCCTGCGAAACGTTTTTCACTTCCCAATTAGTTAGAATAAGGCCACCAAGCTCTCCCCACTCACCCAAACCATATATGCGATAACCATCCGGATCGACTTCTTTGCGGCGTAACATACGCTGTTTATAGGCTTCGTCCACAAAGCGGTTATTTAAATATGTGCTATGATGGGTTAATACGTTTGGGTCAGATATATCAAAAAATGATTTCTTAATCCAGTGAGACACATTGACCGGGTTGAATGTCATTTTTATCTGGTAGAATTGTCCTGGCGGTAATTCGCCACGCAAACGGTCGTCTATAATCTCAAAATCGCTTTGGGTAAGCTCTGTCGCCTCTTCAATCCAAACATCAGTCAGTTTGCCCTTATCAAAAGTAATAGATTTCAGCTTTTCCCTTTGCTTTTCATCATTAACTCCCCGAAATATAACCTTGTTTCCGTTTGCACATGTTATGCTTAGAGGGTTAACCGTAGCAGCAAAATGACTTCCAAGCCCCATGCGATTGATCGCCCCTATGAGTTCGGCGAATGTGCTGTCGCGGTTGGTCACTTCCGACTTTCGCACACACAATAAATTGCGCCCCTTATCTTTCATCAAGCGCAAGATATAGGATTGCGCAGCATCTACAGACTTTCCACTGCCGGTCAGGCGCTGCCTTTCATAACAATATATCTGCATTTTGAGTTATGAACAGATTGAAAGATTTTATTGCTCTGAACTCCTATTGTCTTAGGCAACTGGCACCACCTCCTCGAACCGATATTCGTGTTTGTCCGAATACCCATCATGTAATCTGTTATATATAATTTTCTTTATTCTTCGCCATCACCATAATCTATTTTTATATTAAACTCAAGATCGCCGCTATGTTCTACTTTGTCAACAAATGCCGCATTGGTCTTAGCAATATATTCAGAGGCTTTCAGTCTGTCGCGAACATTTTCGTCTTCATCCCGAAGCACGGCACTCCAAAACTTTTTCACCTCTGTCATGTTGGCGATTCTTTGGCTCTCTAAGGCTTTGTTGCGTTCCTCTATGTGAACTCTAAGTTTTTCATAGTTTTGAGCACCTTGAACATGAGGTTGTTTGTAACCGGCGAGACGCGCCGCTTCGGTCTGATTGCCAGTCTCAACATAGAAATCAATGAATCGCTTTTGTTTTTCAGTCAAGGCCATATTCATCATCACCTATTCCGTATATAATTATTTGCGCTTATCCCCTCGCGCCGCTTGCCTACCTCGTCAGAGGATACCCACCTATTTTCCCCTCGCAAAAAGAGACACTTACCGCGCTAAGCAGCAAATGCCTCTTCTAAAGGAGAGTGTCATGAAACAATCAGCGACCGGGCTGTGACACCCGGAAGCCGTATATAAAATTGGAGAGGAGGACCGGAAATTTGGGAACATTATCAGGGAGTTAATATTGTTCCCAAATATCGATAATACAGTTATATCACATTATGTCGCTCAATTTGAACCCATTTTTCAAAAGATGCAAATTAAAGTAGAATAATCGGCGATATCCGTTGAAATCTGTCTTTCCCACGGGTATCCGTCCGTATTCGTGATCGTATTCAACCATTTCGTACGGTATGTTCTTAGTCACGCTCCTCAGTATGTGTCTGTATATGCTTGGGTTTGCGCGGATCGCCGCCTCCTCTATCAGCTGGCAGTCCCTTCGCAGTTCTTCGTTCTGGATGGCCGCCCCCTCTGTCTGATTGCTCACACCGGTTCCCCGCGGCATCCCGTCAAACTTTACGGCCGGGAGTCCGTATTTTATTTTTTTCTTCTTTTCCTCATATTGCCGGCAGAATGCTCTAAGTTCGTCGTATCTGTCCTTTGAGATGCCGTAATCATCCCAATTCAAGTCACGCACTCTTTTGTTCATTTTGAGTCCTCCTGTGAAAATTAATTTTCTGCATACTCGCCAAGTTTGCAAGCTTGATATATTTCCTCCTTACTCGCGCTCGGTGCGACATTGCGGCAATCAGCTTTTTCATCCCACGTGCAGAATACATTGCCAAATACGTCGTCCAATTCTTCATTGCCCAAATATTCGTCCAGTACTGATGTCACATTATAATAACTATCATAAGTCTCCCAAAATTCATTGTTTAGGATTATATATCTGTCTCCTATCTTATCGCCACCAGCAAGCAATATCTTTTCGATCAGGGCACTATCAGTAGTTTTGTAATATGCCTTAATCTCCTTTACCAACTGCTCATAGTCATAACTTTTAACCTCAACGCTTCGTCCCATTCTAATCCCTCCATTTTTTACAATACGAGATTCTAATATTCTGTTTGTTTTTTAAGTCTTTTTCGAATTCTTCCGGTGATGCAAAACAATCATGATTTCCCATTCCTATAGGCTGGCCGTTCTTGTTCCACCATGCAACATAGGCCATTCTCTCTTCTACCTTACTGCAATGCTTATAAGCGTAGCACTGCTTACAGTGGCTTTTGTAATGATGCGCCATGTTATCACCTCCTCTAATCTCCAGAAACTGCAATTGCAAGTAGTGATACACATACATACGGTATTACATTCCATTTCTGCAAATAAAATATGCCACATAGCGAGATAATGTTTAACAGAATCAAGATTTTTTTCATCTTCTTCACCTCCCGTTCTGGTATCCCTCTACAATCGCCACCAGCCCCTCGGCATCGTCTGCACTTATAAATATGCCGTCACTGCAATGCTCGCATATTGGACATACATGGCAGTCGTTATCTTGGCATATCTCATTTGTTTTTCTGAAAAACTCCCTTGCCCCAATCTGATTTGAAGGCTTTTGGAACCACTGATAATCATGTTTGCAAAACAATTGTTGGAACCAGTTTTTTCTTTTTATTTTCATATTGCTCCTTTCTGCAATAATGCACATTAATTCATTAAAAATTAATTAATCACCCAACAAGGCGCACCCTTGAATGAATAACTCTGAATCCACATCCTGCGGACTGCTGTTTAGAAATTCTTCAATCAGTTCCCAAAGACCTTCTTTCCACCAACTTATTTTCCCGCATAGTTCGTGATTTCTTTTTGTCACAGCAATAGCCTCTGATAGATATGGTGAAACCGTTTTGCAATTGGCTATTGCCTTTTCCAAATACTCCATTGATTCAAGCATCCTATCCCTCCTTAAAATTAATTTTCCCCTACCACATAACCCTCAGACAACGCCGTTTCATAAAGCTTGATCACATCATCTTTTTTGTCGGAATACCAAGGCCGCCCGAAAAGGCAATTTTCCGTGGAATCCGTTTCAAAAACCCTTTTATACATTTCCGGGAAAGAGCTTGGCAGGTTGTGGATATTAGCAATTTCCAGATCACCGCCGAAATGCTGCCGCCTTTTGCGAAAGCGTTCTAATTCCTCTGCTTCTTTTTCTGTTAGCAAAACCATTTCTCACACCTCCCGAAATTGATCTACATCCCACCAGCCTGCATCAATATAATCCGATTTCCAATCTTGAAAAGAATCTTCTATTTCTTCGCCAGTCACATCATCCTCAAATTCCACTATTTCTTCCTGCTCAGCACCAGCCAGACCAATGCTGATGTGAAACTTTATCTTTCTCATTTTTACACCTCCATTCTTTGAGTTAGTCATTCTCCATCGGGATGGGAACCAGTATCTTGCAACCCTCCCATTCAGCACCGCATCTACCGCATACTATAAAGTCCGGTTCATCGGCATAAGGTACGCCTCTTGTGTAATCACAGTATTTACATTCCCAGTGCTTACCTGTTTTAAATTTCCTTAGCTTCTTTTTCACATCCTGTAAACACTTTTCGTTGAAATTTCTTATCTTCAACACATCAGAGCCGGGTATACCGTCAAGTTCCTCAATTGATTCAATTCCCGCCCTTAACAGCACGTTGTATGTTCTTGTTGATAAATCTAATTCACTTATATGCATTCGTTTACTCCTTTTCTGCCAGCGGCATATTCATTACTATGCAAATAGCTTGCATAAAACCAGTGTGTCTATTTAAGTACATGTCTTTTTCCGCTTTATTATTCGCTCGGTTGGAATCGTATTGACACCCTTTTGCATGCTCCTCTAGCTTTGCAATTAGCTTATCTGCATCAATCAATCTAAGCGCTTCCACCTGCCGCGTCACCTCTTCCGGCTCCAGTCCGGTATCCTCGTAAAGCTTTAACCGCCGCTTCAATTCTTCTTCGCGGCAGGCGTATTCATTCCAGCCTTTGTCCTTGGCTTCACGATAGGTTATATATTCCTTATCTATCGCTGTGTACCTGTCCATTGTCTTCACCTCCGTTAAGCTTAATTTATTCTACCAAGCATTTCTCTCAGCTCGTTATAATAATTGATTTCACCCTCAAAGAAACAATCAAGGCTTTCATAGAATATCCTTTTCGCTTTCTCTAAGTCTGACGCGGGTATAAATTCAACATCTCCGTCTATTACAGAGTAAAACTCGCCCTCACCATCGTCGTCCAAAACAATGCTGCCTACTACGTGTTCGCCATAATATGCTGTCAAATCCCATTGTTTCTTCCAGTTGTCTTGCTGCGTATTTACCTCTTCCCACTCCATGCAAATACCTCCTTTAAACTAAATTTATAGAGTAATCTTAAATCCGAACATGGGAAGCAGAAATATATAAATATTCTTCTTTTGTCTATCATAAAAAACTCCAATCCAAAAATCATACCAAGCAAAGATTGGCTTAATCTTCATCTTCCACACCTCCATTAAGAATTAATTCAATCAATCCTCACTTACGTAATCCTCTCCGCCGTGCTCCACAGCGTCCAGGTATGTTTCATAGTTTTCATCACACCAGCGCCCCTCACACATGCAAGGGCCGTCAGGAGTTGCGGTAAATGCACGTTTTCCATATTCTGTGTTGGCGCAATAGTTTTCGCACAAGTAATCGCCTAATTCTTCTCGGGTATATGGCTTCATTTTCGCAGTAAGCCCGTCAGCCGCATAGCACCCG